GCCCGCTACATCCAAATCAAGAGGGTCTTCTAATGGCCATCAAGACCGTCGATCAACTCCGCGATCGCATTGACTTTTGCCAACTCCTCTTGGGAGGAATGAAGGACAGCGTGTGGATGCGGGAGTCGTTCATCCGCATATCCCGCGAAGTGATCTTCGCAGCGGACAACTTCGACGAGGAAGAGCTGAACTACGACGCCCCTCCTAACGTCCACAACCTCTCCTCAGTGAAGTTGACCGATGAGCTCATTGAGATTGAGGCCACCATCATCAACTCGTACTAGCCCCAAACTATTTTCAACTTTTTTCCAAAATGGGTTTACAAGCGGCTTGGGCCTGCGTATATTTCCTTCATACCCAATCACAAACCCAATGAGGTTAGCTATGAAGAACGCGACTAACGCACAGATCGACGCGCTGCAGGATGTCAACCGCCGCCAGCGAGACATCAATGACATGAACCTCAACACCATGCGAGCCTTGATGGATCGTAAGTGGGTCACCATGAAAGACGGTGTGGCCAACTACACCGGCTCGCAGGTATACGCCATCACGAACGCTGGTCGCAAGGCAGCGGGCATCGAGATTCCCCCTCCCACGCCCGCTGAGAAGTTGGCCAACAAGATTTCCTATGAGTCCTATGCGCTGCAGCGTGCGGCTTGGGACCTTGACTCCGCGAACACGGATGTCGCAAGGGCCGTCGCAAGCGACTTGGACGACCTCAAGCGTGTGCAGCGTCAGTTGGCCGACAATCAGAATCTCTACACCCACAACCTGCGGACTGGAGAAGCCGTTGCCAAGAGGGCAGTGGCAGTCACGAGCCTGCGAGACAAGCTGCATGCTTGGGACCACGATGTGGCCGTCCTCGCGGCTCAGAGTGATTCCGAGTTGAAGTCTTGGATGAAGACTTACGGCGCGGCATACAAGTCCCTCCACGTTGGCTACAAGGCCAACTAAGTCATCCACCCCTTTGGAGGGGGCAATAACGCCCCCTCCCAACCTCTGCTGGAGATATACGACAATGACCATCAAAGAGCTCATCGCTGAGTACAACGAACTCGTCGACGGAACCGACACCAAGCCGCTGAAGTCTTGGAAGAAAGCCAAGGCCAAGTTGGAAGAGATGATCGCGGAACTGAAGCCCACGGTCACGATCCGCGAGATGGCTGAAGGCTACCTCTTGGTGACGTGCGGCAACGACGAGAATGGGCAGGCCATGGGCCACCCCTACGACGACATCGTGAGCTTCCTCAAGGAAGACTTCCCCGAGTGCTCCACCACGAACCGCTGCCTCGCTTGGTACGCCTCC